TGGCACGTTTTAATGTGTTATACATTTAGTTAAAACTTTTTATATGTGGAACTATAAAGGACAAAGAATAAAATCAAGAGAAGATCTACCAGCAGAAGCAGTTGGGTTTGTTTACAGAATACTTAATAGACAAACAGAACAAGTTTACATTGGTAAAAAGATACTACTTAACAAACGCACAAGACCACCTCTAAAGGGATATAAAAGAAAGAGAATTGACTACGTTGAAAGTAACTGGATGAAATATACTGGGAGTAATTCAGAAAGTAAAAAATGGGAAATAGAAAATTGTTATAGGGAAATTATATATATTTGTTATAACAAGACAATGATGAGTTATTATGAAACAAAACTACAATTTACCGAAAACGTTTTAGAAAATGATAAATTCTTAAATGATAATATACTTGGTAAATTTTACAAGAAAAAAATACAAAATTATATAGATGACGAACAAAACAAAAATACAAGATGATGAAACAAAGAGAATGTTTATGCAACTTATGGAGGATGATGCCTATGTTGATATTAGTGAAGATGTTAAATATCCACCAGTTGCAATAAGTTGTGGCACTTACAATGATATAAATCATAATGGAGATGTTGTAGAATATCATATACCAATTGGTACATACGGAAATTTCAGCTTTATACAAGCACCACCAAAATCAATGAAGTCATTTTTTTCTAGTTTACTTGTATCAGCATATCAAAGTGATTCAAATAAATATAGTGGCTTATTAAAAGGACATAGAAAAGGTAGAAAGATAATTCATTTTGATACAGAGCAAGGAAAGTTTCATTGTCAAAAAGTATTTCGTAGACCAATACTAATGAATAATATGCCAGATGATGATAATTATTATACTTATGCTTTAAGAACAATGAGTTATAAAGATAGAGTTGATTTTATTGATTATATTTTAAATGACAAGTTAGAAGGCAAAGATATTGGTTTAGTTATTATTGATGGAATTGCTGATTTAGTTGCTGATGTAAACAATTTAGAGCAATGTAATGAAACAATACAAAAGTTAATGAGTTGGACAGATGAGCTACAATGTCATATTGTTACAATTATTCATAGTAATTATGGTTCTGATAAACCAACTGGACATCTTGGTAGTTTTTTAGAAAAGAAAGCAGAAACACAAATTAAGTTAGAAAAGAATGGAGTTAATAAAGGATGGATAACAGCAGAATGTAAAAGAAGTAGAAACAGAGGTTTTGAAACTTTTAGTTTTACAATAAATGAAAATGGTTTACCTGAATTTGTAGACAACGATTATGATTTGTAAATAAAAATTATTATATTGTAAAAAAAATATTTAAAATAATGATAAAAAAAATAAAAGACCCTATTATTAAAAAAGTAATTAATAAAATTATTGGGCGTTCAGAAGTAGGATTTAAAAAATATGGTACAACATTAAAAGACGACCCTGCTGATTTTGATAGTTGGTTAAATCATTTACAGGAAGAATTAATGGATGCAGTTAATTATATTGAAAGGGCTAGATTTGAACTTAAAGAAAAAAAATGTAAATGCGATGAATAATTTTGAAAAAAAATATAAAGGTATATTATTAAATGCTTTTAAAAATGGTATAAATAGAAATGACCGAACAAAAGTAGGAAGTAAATCTTTATTTAATCAATCTCTTTCTTGGAATTTAAACGATGGTTTTCCAATGATTACTGGTCGTAAAATATATCAAAAAGTATTTAATACAGAGTTTGATTGGTTTATTAATGGAGAAACAAACATTAAAAGATTTAAAGATAATAATGTAAAAATATGGGATGCTTGGGCAGATGAAGAAGGAGAGTTAGGCAAAGTTTATGGTTATCAAATGTTAAACTTTAATAGTCAATCAATTAATCAATTAGAAGCTGTTATAAGCTCTTTAAACAATAATAAAGATAGTAGAAGACATATTATATCTTTATGGAATCCAAGTGAATTAGAAGAGATGGCATTACCTCCTTGTTATTTATATTTTCAATTTTTTGTAGATATTAATAATAATTTAAATATGTTTGTATTGCAACGATCAGGAGATTTATTTTTAGGAATACCTTATGATGTTGCGTTATTTTCAAAATTACTTTTATATATAAGCGAAAAAACTAAATTAAAAGCAAATAGGATTGATTTACAAATTGTAGATGCTCATATATATAACAATCAAACTGAATCAATTTTAAAGTATTTAAAAACTAAAGTTTATAAATTACCTTCCTATAAATACAATAACAAAAAATTAACAATTGAAAATTATAAATTTGATAAATTAATAACTGCTCCAGTGGCTGTATAAAAATTAAGATAAATTATGTATTATGTATATTATATTAAAGGAATAAAAATAGGTTGCACAAAAAATTTAAAGAAAAGAGTTGAGCAAGAACAAGGTTATAAAGATTATACTATTTTATTTAAAAGTAAAGATATTAAAAAAGCATCTAATGCAGAAAGATATTTTCAAGAGCAACTTGGTTATAAAGTTGATTTAAACACTTATGAAAATTTAACTAATAATAAAACAAAAACAAAAAAAATGATTAAAAAAACAAACCACACAGTAACATTTAAAGTAGAAAAAAGTAATATTGATAAAGAGTTTTTATTAAACCTTGGTATTATAAATGATTTAAATGGAAGAGATATAATTATATGTGAAGAATTAGCTGATTGGATTTTAAAAAATTTAAAAAAATCTCAATTTAATAAAGAAATGTTTATATATAATCAATCATTAATAAATGCATACGATTTTTTAATTGAAAATAAAGAATTAGAAAATTTAAATATATTTGATTTAATTAGACAATGGGCAGAAGATAAAGGTATATATAAATCAGGAGATGCTAGAACTCAATATGTAAAACTTATGGAAGAAGCAGGTGAATTAGCTCAAGCTATATTGAAAAATGATGAGCCTGAGGTTATAGATGCTATTGGAGATATGGTTGTTGTATTAACTAACTTAGCAAAGTTAAGAGGGCATAACATAGAGGATTGTATTAAGTCAGCTTATGATGTAATTAAATCAAGACAAGGTAAAATGATTAACGGAACATTTGTAAAAAACAACTAATGAAAGAAATAAAATTACTTAATGATGAGATATTTAAAAAAGAAGATATCTTAAAAAAAATGATGAATGATGAATTTTACTATGGTTATCTTGGTAAAAATGCATTATCAAGTTCAACCTGTAAAAGTTTACTTGAAGGTCCTCAATTTTATGCTAATAAATTAAATGAAAAAGAAAAAACAAAAGAGTCTCAAGCGTTAAGAGATGGTAGGTTAATACATTTACTTTCTTTAGAGCCGCATAGAATAGACGAATTAACTATAATTGATTCAACAAAAGGTAGTAAGGCTTATAAATTAGCTGTACAAGAGCAATTACCTCAAACAGTTTATACTAATTCAGAACTTAATAGATGTAAAAATATTGCAGATTCAGTTTTAGAAAATGATGAATTTAGAGAAATGGTTAGATTTGCTCACTTTGAAAAACCTGAAATAGGTTACTACAACGGTCTACCTTTTAGGGGTAAGGCAGATATATGTTTACCTGGAATAGTTATAGATTTAAAAACAACAAGTGATATTAGTAGATTTGATGAATCAGCATTACACTGGAATTACGATTTGCAGGCTGCATTGTATTTAAAATTGTTTAATGCATTTGAATTTAAATATGTTGTTGTAGATAAAAAAACTCAAGAAGTTAAATTTTTTGAATTTAGTGATGACTTTATACAGAGCGGATACGAAAAATTAAATATAGCTACAGATAATTATTTTAATTATTTAGAAGACAAAAGTTTTTATGATTTAAACATTTAATTATGTTACAGGAAAATCATTGTAAGAATAAAGAGATTATTGCTTATAGAAGTTGTGTTGATAGCTACTTTAGTAATGGAGATAGAAAAGACATAATGGAATACTGGCTGCAACTATTTGAACAGAAAAGATTTTGTGAGGCAAAAGGTGTAGAAAAAGCGCTTGAACTAATTGACATATACGAGGATTTAAATGCCAAAGATTAAAAAAAAGATACACTTAAAAAATTGTAATTATGAGCATCAGCAATATTGTTTTAAAAAAGGTTTTATAATTTATCCAGTTGTATCTGGTAATTTTTATAAAGTTTATTGCAATAGGATAAAAGATAATTACTATATGAAAGGAAAAGAATTTAATAAACAAGAATCATTCCAAGCTATTTGGGATTTATACACAAAGATATACAACTATGACA